CACAAACGCCAGCCGCTCGTAGGCACGCACCGTTGCCATCAGCTTCTGGATGTTGGTGCTATCCTCAAAGCTGACTTCCACCGCCGCATCTTCCCGATCGAAGATCTGGAACACCTGCGGATCGAGCAGGGTCGCCGTACCGCTGGTCTGCGAAACACTGACCACGACGCGCAGTCCCCAGATCGTGTTGACGCTGGCGCCGCGCGGATCGCCCACGATGAACTGACCGTTGCTGGTCTCGCGGCGGAGTTCCATAGCCGCGTAGTTCGCCGGGTGCATGATGATGACGGACGGCTGATAGTTGGAGACTTCCAACTGCCGGCGCGCATCGCGGATGTACTCGATATCCTGATCGTAGCTGTGCGGCGAGAATGCCTGCGCATACGCGGTCGCGTTGGTGTTGATACCACTGATGGTGCCCAGCGCACCGGTGCCCGTCAGCAGCTCCGCCTCTTCCTTCAGCCGCAGGCCGTACATCAGCCGGTTATTGATATAGCTGGAGAGGAAGTTGGAATCCGACAACGCCTGCAGCGAAACCGGGATGAAGTGGCCCAGCGTGCAGACCTGCTCGCTGTCATTCGTGAAGGTGATCGCCGACTCACCGAGCGTAGTGTTGTCGGTCTGAATCGTCGGGCTGCCAGCCACCTGGTGCGCGGCGTTATTCGTGAAGACATTCTCCTTCGGGAACCAGACCACGTCCGAAGACGTGCGGCCCGCCGGGATCACATCACGAATCCGCAGCACGCGGTTCGGTTCATGCCACACCGTATTGAGACGGTCACCCGCTACCAGCGGCTGCGCCATGCCGAGCGAATAGGTGTTGACAATCGCCGTCTTGAACTCAATCCGTGCGCGGCCGGTCTTGCGCTGCATCAGGGACTTGAACTCTTCCGACATGACGACCTGGTCACCAATCGACTTGGTAGCCGGGGTTTCGTCGAAGCGCTGCGCCTGCTTCTGTTCCAGTTCGGCCAGCTTGTCGCCGACACGGATGGCGTCTTCGGCCAACTTGTCAACGGCCGCTTTGGTTTCGTTGGAAACACTCAGCGCGGTTTGCAGTTCGCCGGTGGACTTTTCAATCCATTTCTCCAGCGTGACGTGAGTGTCGAGCATTTGCTTCTCGACGGCTTTCAGGTTCAGGACTTCCTGTACCTGGTCCATGCGTTCTTGAGACATGTGAGTTACCTCTTGGTTAGTACGTGAATGCCGAGCTGGTAATGGTTGAGCAGTGCTTTCAACTCATCCAGTTCCCGGCAGGTGTCGCGCCGTGTTTCCTCACGTACTGCGTCAGACTCACTCTGAATCAGCATCTTGAGATGGCCAGTAAGCGCCGTTGCCATTGACCGCGAATAACCGCCTGACTCTCTCAGGAGGTCTTCGAGGTCGCTCAAATTTTTAATGCTTTCCAATTCCGACTTCCACGCGGTGATGACCGCTTTGGGTTCGGCCGGATTGCCGACAAAGCTGACTTCATGCAATTCGATTTCCTTCAGGATGCGGCCGGTATCGGTTTTCTCCGCGCCGCCTTCTGGTACGAAAAAGCCGATGCTCATGCCTTCGATGGTGCCGTGGCGTAATTCAGCCCGGACATCCTTGGCGATGGAGTGGTCGCGGGTCAGGAAGCCCCACGCCTTCAAGCCCCGCTCATCTTCGCTGAAGCCTTCCCAGCGTCCGGGTTTCATAAAGCGCAGGTGTTCGTAATACATCTTGATCGGCCGGCCGCTGTCCAGCGACTTCTGAAAAGCTCCGGGTAGGATGGTATCGCCGACCTTGTCCACCGAGTTAAAGACCGAAGCGTAGCCTTCGACCTTCCAATCGTCATCGTTGAACTTCAGCTCGCACGACTCAAGCGGGAGTTGTTTCGTTTCCATTCGCCACCTTCCCTAGCTGATCAATCGGCGCCATATTCACCTGCACCGTCAATTCGTCTGAGCCGTCAATCATCGGCAGGTTCTCTTTCTGCCGCGCCTCGGCTCTGGTCATAATGCCGTTCTGTACCATCTGCGAGTAGAACGCTGCGCGCGCCGCGCTGTCCGCCCGTAACAAGCCTTCCACGTTATGCTCGACGAAAATGCTGCGCCGGCTGGTGCGGTCCAACAGACTGTATTCGATGGCCGACTCCCACCGCGTCAGATACGGGCGGATGGTGTAGGTCAGGAAGCCGAGATTCTGTTGCTCAATGCCCGTCCCCCACGACGTGCTCTTTTCCGTATCGTTGATCAGATACGACGGCACCCGGAACACTCGGGCAATTTCACCGAGTTGGAACTGCCGCGACTGCAGCATCTGCATATCGTCCGCTGACATCGAGGTTGGGTTGAACTTCATGCCCACTTCCATGACCCAGGTACGCGAGTCGTCGGCGTTGGCCGTGTCATAAATCTTCTGCAGCGCGCTGCGCTGCTCGGTGGTCAACAGACGGTCCACGGAAATGAAGCCGCGATACCGGCCGGAACCCTGGAACGACTTGGCCGCGAAGGTGTCCGCGCTCTTGCTCACACCGAGAATGTCCCGGCTGTAGGCCAAGGGACTCAGGCCAACAATGCCGTCGCCAAAGCCTTTCAAATGCAGGATGGAATCCTTGGCGAAAATGTATTCCTTGCCATCGCTGAAGTAGTGGTACGTCACCGTCCCCACTTCGCGTACCGGCATGACCAGATCAGAGCGCAGCGGCGTCAGCGCAAACGGCGTACCGTCATCGTCGCGGTCAATCTTGGCGTAGGCGTTACCGCGCAACACCAGCGATAGCGTCATCGCTTCGCGGAACTCCAGCGGCGACATCAGCGTATTCGGCGCGATGCGCAACAGGTTGTCCAGGTAATGCCCTTCCAGCTTGCTGCGGCCATCCGGCGTGCGCTTGTACACCGCAATCGGCAGGCTGCCGACGGTCTCGGTGATCAGCCGCGCACAGGACCAGACAGCGGACACGCTGAGCGCATTTTCATCCGTGACCACCAGCCCGGAATCCGTGCTGGTCGTGGTCGGGCCGCTGCTCTGAACGCCTTTATCTGGATTCGACAGCGCGCCACTGCCGAACCAGCGCGAAAGCCAGCCCATCAGAGCCGCACCGGGTTCGCAAGAAAGGCGTCGAAGTCGCCTTCGTCGCGCGAGTTCAGGTAGCGGCCCATTGCCATAATGAGCGCGACGACGCCATCGATCTTCTGCTTGTCATCGTTCTTGCGCTCCTTCGTTGGGTAAATGTTCTCTTTCGCATCCTGCTTAACCACAACATTCCCCATCATCCAGTCCACGACCGGATTGCAATGGTAGAGACGGCCGTCTAACACCAGCGCCTCGACCTCTTTCATCGGGTCAGAAAACGTCCGCACCTGGTGCGGGAACTCCGTTACCGGCAGGCCGCGCTCCAGTAACCGCTGCATCAGGAACTGCGCCTGCCACGGATCGAACGCGACTTCAGCGATCTCGAAGTGCGCCGCCAGTTGCTCAATGCGCGCCTGAATAAAAGCGTAGTCGGTCGCGTTGCCCGGCGTGAAGGTGATGTACTGCGCCAAGTTGCGGTATTTCGGGTTCTCTTCCATCGCCGCTTCCGGCGCGAAGAAGTCGAAGAAGGTAAAGAACTCGTTACCGCGCGGCACCAGCACTGCGATGGCGGCCAGATCCTTTTTGCTCGCCAGGTCCACCCCGATCCATGCGCGCTGATGGGCGAAGGTGTCCATCACGTACTCGCGCTTCTGCTTTTGCCACGCCACCATGTTCATCCACGAAATAGACGAACCGCACCAGAGATTAAGGTGCTTGGTTTTGTAGCTGTTCTGCATTTCGGCCGAACGCCGCGCCTTGTTGCGCTGCGCAATCAGGAAGTCCCGATTGACCGAAACATCCAGATTCGGATTGGCCTTCAGCATGGCCGCGTCCGAATCCCATTCATCCCCCTCATCCGCGCAATAGATGATCGCAAACAGGGTATCGTCTTCAATGCTGCCTTCCAGCACCCGCACCGCGTCCATGCGCTTTTCATAGCAGGGACCGTTCAGGTTCGAGCCGGCCGTGGTGATCGCGCTCATCAGCGGCTGATCCCGCGCGCCCATGCCGGTGATCATGGTCTGATACAGCGTATCGTCCGGATGCTCGTGGTACTCATCCGCCACCGCAAACGATGGCGAGGAACCATCGCCGGGTTTTCCGACCAGCGGTTCCGCTCTGGAACCGTTGGACAGGATGTACAGCGACTTGACCGGCGTCTCGATGTCGTACTTGAGCTTGAGGTCCGGCGTCCGCTTGACCATCTGGTGCATGGGCCGAAAGACTTCCCACGCCTGCCGCTCAGTAGTGGCGCCGGAATAAACCTCGGCGCCGAACTCGCCATCTTCGCAGAGCATGTACAAGCCACGCCCCGCAACCCGCGTCGATTTGGCGTTCTTGCGCGCGATCTCTTCGTAACTCTCGCGAAAACGCCTTAGACCATCGTGCCGCTTGAAGCC